GACTTCTATCCCTTCCGCCACATAACCTTTTTCAAATGACCCAACAACTAAACTATCCTCAAAAATTACTTTATTTTCTTCCAGAACTATGTTGCCATGAGAACCAAATGGGACTTCATGTTTATCATCTAAAAACTGTGCTACCAATTGCATACCTGCGATTGTGTCAATATTGTCTTCGCAATATTCTTTTACCCAATGAATACCATTCTTATTAGATTCATTTGCATCTTGCGGAAGTTTATGTAAAATTAACTTCACCGGAGTACGACCCGCCTTAGCTTTTTTCTTTGAAATTTCTATAATCGAATTGTTCATACTTCACCCCCTTTATTCGATTGGATGATTATCCCTCTGAGTTGAAATTAGCAACAATCGTAGCTGCGGCTTTTGGCATAGTATAGGTGTAAATAGCTTCGGTACTAACTTCAACTTCACCAACTGTCCAATTTACAAATACGCTTCCCTCATCAGCAGTTGCTACCAATTCAATTTCAGAACCGGCTTTATAATCTACCGGAGCAGCATAAGCACCACCATCGACAGTTACCGATCCTGTTCCCGTTCCTGTGCCTGTTTCATCAACCGTTAATGCGTATTCCGCAATACCGGCAACCCCTGTAATTTTTACACCATTGATATACGCAATTTTTCCTTCGGCAATGTCAAGTGCCGTTGCAGACACTAATTCGGCTTCCTGTGTGTATGTACCGTCATATCCTAAAATAGTTGCTCCCAATTTAATATTAGTCCCATCTAAATCATTCAACTCGGATATTTTTTGTAAAATTCCAGAAAGAGTCTGTCCGACAAACTGCCGAAATGCTGCGTTATCATTGCTGTACAAACTGTTGTTAGCCATAAAATTTACCTCCCATTATTTTATTTTTTTGTACTAGGCTTAATTTGTTCATTAGAACCTAAATTACGTGTTTGCTCACCCGCCGGTGTCAAATCCCCGTTTTCTTTTGCAGGCGCACCACCTTCATTATCTCCGTTCATTGTGTAAGAAGTCATGTGAGGTGTAAACTTATCGTATATACCTTCTTCCAATTCTTCTTCCATAATGCTCATATAATCTTCCACATCGAATCCTGCACTTGCTATCCACATTTTTAAAGAGCCTGAACCGGTTGCATACAATTCCTTAGCACGATCATACATTTTGTCTTGATTCATGATTGATGTACGTAAATACTTGAAGTCAATATAATCCTTCGGTTGATTACCGATATGATAATTTAAAACTCTCGTTATTTCATTTGCAATTTCTTCAACGTGTTGGAAAATTTGTGAAAGTACCAAATCAATATTCACTTGCAAACTTGAATAAGAAGCACCACCTTCACTGGCAGCATTTAAAGCTGAACTAGCGAAACCTAATGCTGTGGAAATCTTTTTCATATTTTCTTCGCTCAATGTATCTTTTAATAAGGCCGAATCCTTTGTCAATCTATCTATTGTTGTACCGGGAGCAAGTGTTAACGTTGATATTTTTGTACCATTTGATTGAGATGTGTTTAATTTAACAGCATTTTTAAAAGCGTCTATTGTGTTTTGCTGTTGCTGTTTGCTTAAACTACATACTCCTTTCTTTTCCCCCTCCGGCAAAATTAAATAATAAATACTGCTCGCAAGTTCTTGAATTAGTTTATATTGACTGTTTTCATAGTCTTCTTCCATTCTCATTTTAAACAATGCGGATAAACCGTAAGGTCTGCCGTATGGTTCTTCTTCATCGCTCTTAGACTTCAAAGCAATCGTTTTCCGGTAATCCAATTTAAACCAACGTTTACTCGCATCTTTTTTATACGCTATATAAGCATCCGCAAATTCAAGAGGAAAGTTTTTTATTTCGTTTACCAGACCGCCATACTTAAATTGATCAAAATATTGCATATCAAACGCGGCAATACTTACATTATTTTGGAATCCTATGATTTTACAATAATCTAAATCCAACGGTTGAATCATAAAATTATTATCAAGAGATAATCCTTCAAGCCTGCGTAAAGTATCAATACCAATAGATGTATCGGGGTCTGTGTTGTTGGCTGTAGTATCACGTAATATACCTACATACATTCCATCAATGTCCAAATGTCTTAAAATATCTCTGGTTGTTCGCTTATGGTTAATCATTTTTATTAATAAATTGAATTGTTTCTTTTTATTATTATTTTTCTTATTCTTCGTGCGACAAACCGTAATATAATCCAAATTAGGAATTGCAACGGAATAATCAATTGTATTGGCATACATACCATTCGTGTTGTAAGCCTGTCTGGACATTGCCCGAAGTATTTGGTTGTATATCATCGGGTCTTTCATATATTGTTTTAATTGTTCTGCCGAAGTGGAAGAGCCAACCATATCAAATAAATAAAAATCAGAATTTGAAATAGCATTTGTTTCCAATTGATATTCATTGGTTTCAGTTTGCGGGCTTGTATTTAATTTTTCATCCAATATACATTACCTCCTTTCTATAATTATTTTACAATTTAAGAATATGAAAATACGAAGTCATAATCATCATCTGTTTCTTTTAATAATTCAAGTTCCAATATAGATATAAAGTAATTTCCATATGCTGCACTTGTATATCTGTCCTTTCTGGCTGATCCAATAGTTTTTAACTGAATATATCCCTTCGTAAATGTTTGTTCTAAATTAATTGACTCATTAATTAATAACTGTGTTTCTAAATAAGGATTGAGATACCAATTAATTAAATTGACATCATCTGTGTTTTTAAATTCTTTATTGTGTTGGGATAGAAAATCTTCCGCACTATTTTCATCTACAAGGTAACTACAAACATGTCTTTGCATTTTATCTCTGAAATCAATTGCAATATCATTATTCATCTTGGCATCAGCTAAAATAGGGTATATAATCGGTTTTGCGTTGATGGCCAATGTTTTTTCATGTAATTCATCAATTAATGTACTGGATAAACTACGATGCTCAAAAACAGTGAATGCTTCATATTCAACACCCCGTTCTTCATCTTTTGTAACCGAGGCTAGTCGCTCGAAAACTGTAATGCCCGCCTGCTGTAAATCAAGTACAATATAATCCGCCATAAAATCATAATATATTTGTTTAATACGCAACGCTTGTTTGCCTGTATGTTCACCTTGGTGATGTTCGGTATATACATATTCTCTTTCATATCCCTTTGATGTCGGCAATGCTCGAATACATGTAATAATTGTATTATCGTTTTGTGATCCTTTACGTGTTGCCACATCAACCGCAACAATACGTATCTCACCATCAATACACTTAATATCATTAGGGTTAGTCTTTTTATCAAACTGATCAAAACGTTTCGGATAAAATGATTTTTTTATATTACGATTAGAATTAAACATATTCAATTTGAAGAATGAATTACTATTTTCCCCCCAAGGAATGTTTTCATATTCTTCCATATATGTAATAGCATCCATAGTAGCTTTATCTTTTAATATTGCTTTTTTCGTTTTGATATTATGTTTGATTGCAATTAAATAATCGAAAGCAATAAACCCGCCACCCTTTTTATTAAGCATCATTTTAATAGTGTCTAAAGTTTCTTTATACCACCATAAACCTTTATGATAGGCAGACGAAATTAAGATTTGTCGAGGTTCTTCTATTAAACATTTTATTTTTGCATATTCGGGTTTTTTCAAGTATGGTGTTTGTCTAGCATAAGCAAAAGGTTTCACAATGCTATCAAACTTTTGTTTTTCCATAAGTCGGAATTCTTCACCAATTGTAAATGTTGAACGTTCTCCGCGTCCTGATTCTTGACATGCCACAACCTTAATTGTCGTACCGTTATGTAGTACACACTGGCGGTTATTAGTGGTATTTGAAAATCGCGCCACTTCACGATTAATGTTAGGATAATCACCTATCAATCTTTCAATTTTACCGAATATAATCCCAGCCGTTTTCATTGAAACGCTGACTATTACAATTTCAGAATTTGGATATAAAACGCCTACTGCTAATGCCAATAATCCAATAATCCAAGATTTTGCAGCAGACCTACTTGCTATTGCCACAAAATTTTCACAAATACTCATAAAGTATATCCAGATTATTTGATACCAATAAAGTTCAACTTGAAAATAATGTTGTATAAATCTATGAATATTTCTACGATAAAAAGTGACCCAATCTATAATATTGTTCTGCCATTCGTCACCATGCTCTTTTTCTTTAGACATGATTTTTGGCGCTCTAAAAGGATCAACATGACCCGCATATTTTGTAAAATTATTTTGATATTTAGCATAACTACACATTATTTTCACCACCATCATCAGGTTGTGACAAATCTGCGTCTATACTGTCATTTACAAAGAAATTTCTAACTCCCGATATGAAATTTTTAATAGGACGAACAACATAGTTTTGAATATATGGCTTAAATCCATCCATATCTACATATTTTTCTTGTTGTTCAAACCATTCAGCCGGTCTGAATTGTTCAACATCTTTAATCCATACTCCGAACGCTTCATGAGATTTGCCGGCACTTGCTACATTTGCTTTTGCAGGATCAACAGATGCAGTTTTAAATAAATCTTGTAATTCCTTAACTTCACTAGATACATTTTCTTTTACTGCACGTTTGTTACGAATTGTTAGGATTTTAATACATATCTCTTTCAATAGGGTAAGTTCAGCCTGATTATCACACTTATGCGTAGCCTTCCAATTTTCAAGTTCGGAATTTAAAAACATATAGTCTGTTTCTATAAAACCTTGCCCCCAAAAAATCATATCATCAACATTAGGCTCACCAATTTCACCTGTTGTAGTGCCAATACTGACATCCTGTAAATTATCACTATCTCTAAAACGAAATGAATCTAATCCTTCATTAGCTTTACCGGTTGACCCCAACTTACTTTTATAATACCCAAAAATGGCTTTTGCTTCTTTACCACGAGACGTTAAGGTATCTACCTGTGATTGTACTTGTTGTAAAATTGGCATACTAAAGCGAACATCTAAGTCACGACAGGTTGCCTTCATAGCACCTTCTAAAGTCCCATAAATTTTATAATAATAGTCATATAATTCTTGACAGCATCCCCTACATAAACTCATTTTACCATTCGTATCTAAAAATAAATTTGTAGCTTCATAAAATTCATAAGGTTTTTTATAATTTTGGCATTTTCTACAGTAAATAGTATCATCAGTTTTTGCTTGATTTGTATCACTCTTTTTAACCATTATTATCACATCCTTTTATTCATGTTTTTGCATTAAAAAAGGGAGGATAAACCTCCCGTCACTTATCTAAAACCCATTCTATCCTCTTCAAATTCTTCTTCATCATCTTCATTTTGAATTTGAAAACCCATCAAATTTGTGTTTTCTTGAAATTCAGGTTCCGGTTTTGCCTCCGGATATTCTCGATAAAAATTGAAGACTTGTAGTTTAGTGTTCATATCATACGCAGTCGCAACATCCGTTACTTTGAACTTATGTAACTCAACGTGTAATTGTATAATCGGCATAATGTTGTTAATATACACGCTCTCTGCAATTATGCCAATTGCGATTCCTAAAAGTAGATATATAAGCATAATAAAACCGATTACCTTTCTAAAAGTTTACATCTATGACACTTTCAACACCATTTTCATTACACACACAAATTAATTGTTGCGGAATACCGATGATTCTATTGGTTATACAATAATCATCCATCCCCAAAAATGAACCCGCCATAATTACTTTTATTTTATCCACGTAATCGGTTGAATTATGGTGTAAATGACCACAACAAATTGCATATATATCTTCCCCTGACATTAATGAGCAAGATCGTTTGGCCGACTTACCACTATCATAATCCCCATGAACGTTGAGATATTTCTTTCCACGAATATCTATTACAGACATTGTGTTATCAATGTTTTTTGTTATGCTGACATTATCAAAATTTTGTAATCTGGCATTAATGAACCATGGTATGATGTCATCCAAACGCTCATTTTTTAAACTATTGTCTTTTGTTCCAAGTCTGGAATGATTACCTGC